TTTTCTCGCTTTAGTATAATGGATAATACAGTAGGCTTCTACCCTACGAATGAGGGTTCGATTCCTTCAGGCGAGGCCAAGAGATGTTGGGCTGATAGCTTAATGGTAAAGCAGCCGACTCATAATCGGTCGAGTGAGAGTTCAATTCTCTCTCAGCCCACCATGCCCCGATGACGGAATTGGTATACGTGCTTGATTCAAAATCAAGATTCTGCGAGTTCGAGTCTCGCTTGGGGCACCAAAGTTTATGTAGCTGTGACCCGAATGGCTAGGGAAGTGATTGCAAACCACTTATATGCAGGTTCAACTCCTGTCAGCTACTCCAAATAACCCTTCTGCAAAGAAGGTTATTAAAACTGATGCTTGACATTTATGTCAAGTTGATGTATAATAAGTGTTCTTAGTTGATAGTGTTAACAAGGAGCTGATAAAAATTTTATCAAATAGTTGAAACAAATGCTTGACTTTTATTTCAATATGCGGTATAATTAGTGTTCTTTAGTTGTTAATCAAAAATCCTCTCTAAGCCTTTACGTGAAGTCGGGAGCCTGAGGTTGAAATGCTGGTTTGGTGGATTTTACCAGTTAATACCAAAAATCCACCACCTATACTCGGTTCGTCTATCGGTTAGGACATCAGGTTTTCAACCTGAGAAGACGAGTTCGACTCTCGTACCGAGTACCAGATTTAATTGTATTGGGTTGCCAATACCAGTAGGATACTTTCCACCAAGCTGCATCGACGGATGTGGGGTGAAGTAAAGTATCATGAAACCTTGAGATAATATCAGGAGGACGCTGGATGAAGTTGGATTGTAATGTATGATGCGACCAGTCGTGGGACGACTACGTGGTTAACCATCGGTGATGGTTGTTGCTGATTACCCCAGTATAATTAAATGTGGTAGAAACATTAATTGAATTCTCTGTAAGCTCAGAGGTTTGATCATACGCTATGTAACTGTATCAATAAACCGTAAACTCGAGTAAAGCGTGTTGAGGTACAGCAAAAAGTGCAGTGAATTCAATTAATGTTTTTGGCAGCTTAGTGTCTTTAGAATAAGAGGGGTGACTCTCCCAAAGGTGGAATGCCTACATACCACCGCCAGCAATGGTTCATCTAAGCAAGCATGCTCACTCGGGTGACCGAGCCTTTACTAATAAGACTGGTGGAGGTAACAGAGACGCTGGATGTAGTGGAAAGAACGATGGCTTACAAGCCTAAACCGAAAGGTGAGGGGAACTTGAGTCGTTGGAAAGTAACAGGTGGTGCTGACTTCACTGCGAAACCAATTCAGTTATCTGGTATGAGAAAGTGTAGTGTCTATGTCCGAGAGGTTGCACTTTAGGGCTAAGACGCAATGTTAATGGTTGACGGAGGTATGCGAAAGCCGAGACCCGACGTTAATCGTGAAGCATGACCGAGTAGTCCGCAAGACAAAAGGTACGTGGTGTGTTGTATTGGGTAGTCCAAAAGATTATTCATCAACTGTGTCAGCACATCGCAGTAGGTTGTTATAGCACAATGGTAGTGCATTTTCCTGTTAAGAAAACTGCTGAGGGTTCAAGTCCTTCTAACAAATAAAACGCAAAGACTGACACGGTCATAGATGAAAGACATCTAATACTTGGCTCGAAAGAGAACCAAGTCTAATGAAGCTCGCAAGGTGACATTAGTTTATGCAAGAAGTTTCGTAGCATCTTAGCGGATGTGAATGGCTCTAAAGGTCAACGGAGTAGAAAGCGTAGAGTAGTTTATGGCGACACGTCTAATGCCTGACGTTAAAAACGGCGATGTTGCAAGCAAACTAGAATACTCGCAAGGGGTCTAGTGGATATCGGAAGAAGTGATGACCGCAAGTTGTTTTATAATGTCCGATGTGTTTGTAGGTAAGCATGTAATCTCAGTGCGCCACGTATAGATTTTAGAAATAGAATTTATACACATGATAATTTGTTGTTAGCGAGAGAAAGACACTACTCCAAGTAGCTGGCCAGCCAAAGGTTTAGTAAAGCAGGATGGGGCGCAAAACCCTAGCAAAAATAGATATCCTGGTTAAGTATCCCAAGTAACGTACCGAGTCCTCCCAGCTGGCTTGACGATGGGGTGAATGGTTCCTATAACTATGGTGGAACAAATGAATTATCAGTTGTATAAGTTTTAATGGAGCGACTGCAGAGACGGTGAACTGCGGCAGACTGTAAATCTGTTTCCTTACGGATGTGTGGGTTCGAATCCCTCTCTCTCCACCAAGGCAAATAGTAATCTTGTTTTGATGCATGGTTACTCAATGTTTGTTAGTTTCAATGGGTGTTATAGAAACTATCACTAATTTTGGCCTGTTCGTATAGTGGTTATTACACTTGCCTGTCTAGCATGATATAGGGGTTCGATTCCCCTACAGGTCGCCAAGAATGCACAGTATCGCTTAATGCTGTGGCAGGATGGCCTCTCGATACTAGTTACGAAGCCTCTCAAACTGCAACTAGAGTTCTCCGCAAGAGAACATAGCACAAATTCTATTCCGTAGAATCCAAGCATGGTGCAAGGACTTGACTGTTAATCAATGATTAGCTGGGTTCGATCCCCAGATACGGAGCCATATATAGTAATGAATGCGTTAGTAGCCTACTTGGTAAGGGCAACTGATTCTAAACCAGATTGAAGCAGGTTCGATTCCTGTCTAACGCACCAATAATTTTTATGAAAGGGAAGTGCTATGGAGAAATTCTCAGCCTAGATTCGACCACCGTAAGTTTCTTTTGTTTTCTATATCATGTATTCAATCTAATAAACAAAGGAAATTAAAATGTCTATCGAATTAAAAATTAAAGCAAAACATCTCGCTCTTGAACCAAATGTGATTAAACATGAGGAACAAAAGTTAAAGAAACAAATTAAGTACACCAAAGGTACTGACGCTAAACTAATCATGCAATTGGATAGTTTGGTTAATCACCGAAAGTGGAACGTAAGAAACGAATCACGTGCAACTGAACTGGCAAGAGCATATCTAGCTGGTAAACCTTATCGATGCGTTGAACAAAAACGTCATGATGATGGAATGTTTCAGTTGTACATTGTGCCAAGAATTGTTGCCATGGTAACAAAGTACGGTACAAGAGAACAAAGAAGTGTGGATCGCAAGGTTATTTCTGAGTGGTCTAAACTGTAAGGTTGTTGCGGGAAGGTCAAGTTGACCCGAATGGTCTCATAAGCCATATCGAGGGTGGAGCGTTACCATCTCCCGCTACCAATTAATGCCCCGATGGTGGAATGGTAGACACGCTGGTCTTAGAAGCCAGTGCTTCGTGCGTGAGAGTTCGAGTCTCTCTTGGGGCACCAATATGGTGATGTAGCTCAACGGTAGAGCAACTCCTTCATACGGAGAAGGTTGGGGACTCGGTTTCCTCCATCACCACCAAGGATAATATGATTCAGAAGAGATATGTTGGTTTTGATTTGTTGCCTATGTTAAATGACATACGACAAACCATCATCAACGATCCCTCTGGTAGAGTTAATAAATCAACTGGGAAGAGAAAAGAGTTGGGTGCTCAGCATACAATTCCTCGCACTGATGTGTATCTTCCCTTGTTAGAAGAGATCCAAAATATTGGGTCTTTGTATTTTGAGAAATTCAACATTACTGATGTATGGTCAAATGTTTGTTATACAGGTGGTAAGAACAATAAACATATACACATAGGATCATCTATTTCTGGTTGTTTCTATTTGTATGTTCCCGAAGGTTCTGGTGAAATAGAATTTTCAAGCGGAGAAAAGTTTCTGCCAAAGCCAGGAGAAATCTACTGGTGGAATTCTGATAAAGAACATTGGGTTCATCCTAACATGAGTAACGAAACAAGAATTTCTATTGCTTTCAACATATGCCCTTTTAGCTCAGTTGGTAGAGCATCTCATTAGTAATGAGGAGGTCTGCGGTTCGAATCCGTAAAAGGGCACCAAACAATGGAGAACTGTATGTCACAAAAAGATACGATCGAACGTGCATATGGTTCGATTCCAAAAGAAGTTCAATATAACATAGATTATTTTGATTGGGTACCAAATATTCGAGGAATCAAATATTACTGGTGCATACTGATTAGAAAATTTACAAGATAATATATCTCAGTGGAAAAATAATAAAATTATTACCGTGTGGCGCAATTGGCAGCGCAGGTGTCTCCAAAACACAAGGCTGGGAGTTCGAGTCTCTCCACGGTAGCCCTTCGTTCAACTCGGCAGAGAGTTGAACTATTATAAATAAAACATAAGAATAACGAGGAAGACACTTATGTTTTATTTGGTCTATAAAATCACAAATACTGTTAATGGTAAAACCTATATCGGATGTCATAAAACCAAAGATAAAAACGATGGTTATATGGGTTCTGGTAAACTTCTCAAACGAGCAATACAAAAGTACGGTGCGGATAAGTTCACAAAGGAAATTATCGCTGAATGCTCTTGTTCTGAAGAGATGTTTGCAAAAGAAAAAGAACTTGTCATTCTTAATGATATGAGTTATAATATGAAGTCTGGTGGGGAAGGTGGTTTCGACTACTTAAACGAAACTGGATTGAATACTTCTTGGAAAAATAAAGAAGAAAGAGATAACAAAATATCTAAGTCTATCAAGCATAAGTGGGACACAGATCCAAACTTTGCGAAATCTGTGCGTGATAGATTGGGAATTCGTACAGATAATTTTATTGAGTCCGCTAAAGTGTCTTTCTTAGGTAAGAGTCACACTGATAAAACCAAAGAAAAGATAAAAAGAGCAGTATCAGGTAAGCATGTTGGTTCACTAAATTCACAATACGGAACTGTGTGGATAACGGATGGTGTGGCCAATAAAAAGATAAACAAAACTGATTCAATACCAGATGGTTGGAGAAGAGGTAGAGTTTTATAATATGCGGGATTAGTTTAGTGGTAAAACGCTATCCTTCCAAGTTAGAGTTGCGAGTTCGATTCTCGCATCCCGCTCCATTCTTTTTAATGAGGTGAAACGAGAGGTGTAAAATGCGTAAGCAAATTGATATTGATGAAGTAAAAGCATTCATCATGGCACAGAGTCCAGAAACAAAGGTTTATATCGGTGGTGACTCTGAACGATTTCTACTAGGTAAAGATTGGTACGCAGATTATATCTTATGTGTTGTTGTTCATATCAATGGTAAGAACGGCTGTAAGATTTTTGGAGAAGTACAAAGAGAACGTGATTGGGACCAAAGAAAGGACAAGCCACGTATGCGCCTAATGAACGAAGTTTATAAGATTGCAGATTTGTACTTGAAGTTGCATGATGTGTTAGAAGATAGAGAAGTTGAAGTTCACTTGGACATTAACCCAAATGAAATGCATGGTTCATCATGCGTTATCAACGAAGCTACTGGCTACATCCGTGGTATGTGTAATGTTGTACCAATGGTTAAGCCAAAGGCATTCGCTGCTTCTTATGCAGCTGACAGATACAAGTCATATATGGCAGCATAATTTGACTTGCAAGGTTTTTTGAGTTATAATATTTGTATAAATGAAAAGGATTTAATATGGAAATCAATCTACGTAAAGCAAATGCAATTCAGGCAGAGATCCGTAAGGCAATCTCTGCCGTTAAGATGAACAGCACTGTTGAGTTGAATGAATTCACGGCAGATGTTGTAACTGCAATGGATGAGGCGTCTGCTGCATATGGCGCTGGTGTTACACGCAAGGTAGCTCTGACTACTGCGCTCTATAACATCCGCAACAGTGTGGCGACAGTTAATGCCGTTGCTGGTATCAACACTCTGCTTGGTGATATCGAAGCTCTTGAGCAGGTAATGGCAATTCACAGTGGGATTGCTAATCTTGCGGTGGCTAAGTCTTACGCTGAAGTAACTGCTCGTATTGAGAAGTTGAAGGCAGCTCCTCAAGATGCACGTAGTTCTCTCTATGGTGATAGCTTCAGGAATGTAGATACAAGCGTTGTTCGTCAGTCTGATATTGATGCGGCAAAGAACAAGGTAAAAGATTTGAAGCGTCAACGTCAGGCAATGCAGGATAAACTGTTGAGTCTGAATGTTAACACTCTCATCAGCATTAAGCCTGATGACGAGGCTCTTCTGAAGGAAGAAGGTATCATCTAAGTTTTGGGGAACAGTGCGGAAAGGATAGTTGGATAGAAGCAAAAACATATCTTCAAAAGATATGATTACGGTCTTGAAAACCATAATCGCCTAAAATCGTCCAAACTTACAGTAGTCTGCTCCACGCATAAACTTGACTGTTATAGTCGCTGCTTGTTGTTACGTGGATTTACTCTTGTGGGCTGTTCGTTGCCTGTTGCAAGTTGCAAGTTGCTGTGCGGCTATCGCTTGAATGAAAACATTGTTCCTCACCCTACTCAGTCCCCGATTCGTCGGGGATTTTTTTGTCTAAAATAAAGTTGCTTTGTAAGACGACTACATATATAATAGTCAATGAGGATAAAATATGTCAGAATGTAAACCAACAACTTACCTAAACCTAGAGAATGATGAAGTGTGCCATGAGTTGTGGTCGACACCAGTCATTATGGCTAGACCATTTTCAAAAGAATTTCATGAACAATTGAAGCGAGATATTGTTCCAATGTTGGAAGGTCCAGGTAAATTCAATCACAACGATCTATGGAACTTGTCCGAGGAATGGACAAGTAAAGGTTATAAAACACCTGACACTATGCTCGCTGTTAAAGATAAGATGATGGAGTTGGCAGACAAATACTTTAGACCACATTCTGAACAACCATTACCAAAGATTAGAGAAGGAAAGGGTTACTTCCGTCACACTGTTGGTAACTCTGAGTATAGAATCTCTCCACATAAACATTCAACCACGTATGGTGTTGGTGTTTACTATGTCAATGCCCCAGAGAAAACATCTGGTAACTTAGTTCTTATGGACCCAAGAGGTGGTGTTAACTGGGTCAATCAATTCTCGCCATATAAACGCATTCCTGTTGAAGAAGGTATGATGGTTATCCATCCAGGATATCTACTACACTTTGTTGAACCAACAGTGTCAACTACAGATTATGGGACAAGAACTGCCATTGTCAGCGCAATTCATCGCAGCTATGATGACTTCCTTCAAACACTTAAAGAAAACGAAGAACTCCTAAGCACATTTGGTGCCAATGGAGTAACACAAGATGATCAAATGAGCGGAAGATAATATGAGTAACATTAACCTCTACTCTGACTTTATCTACACAAGAAAATTGGATCTTGACCTCAATGAGTTGAGAACAACTGCCAGATTCATGTACCAATTCATCAAAGAGAATTTTCAAGAAGATGGTTCTGATTTTGATGGACAATACACTGTCACTGAATTTCTATACAACAAGTATAATCTTTTGATGTATCCTGCTCCAGGACTGCATAAACTTTATAATGCGATCAAAGAAACCTTCCACTCATGCAATGTAAACAAGTACGGTGTAGAACCATACGAGGATTACTACATTCAATGTTGGCTAAACTTTTATCAGAAGGGTCAATTTATTGATTGGCATACACACGGAACTAAAGATTTCGATTCATGGCATGGTTTCTATTGCCTAGATGTTGAACCAAATTCATCTACTACATATAGAGTGAATGATTTACAATTGGATGTTAAGAGCGAAGATAACCTTATGGTCATGAGCAAGAGTGGAGAAGATCTACATCGTTCATCTGAATGGCATGATGCCTCGCGACCAAGAATCACTATCGCCTTTGATATAGTGCCAGCAGTAAAACTGATGGAATCAGGTAATTATAAAAATCTAAATCACTGGTTACCAATTTAAGGACAAAAATGATTCAAATATTTGACGATATTATACCAGCATCCTACGCTGATCAAATTGAAAGAGATTCAGAATTTTACATTCAATATTTTTGGAATGAAAAAACTGTATTAAATTTTGATGATTGGAATGATCCGAACATAGTAGACATAGGACAACTTACTTGTCCTCTTATCCATACAGACACACCAATACAATTAAAATTCAATGAGTATTTTATTTTTCTTAAACCAATGCTACTTGAAATTGAACGAAGAATACCTGTGTATGTTCAGAATTATCTGAGAATTAAATTCAATAAGATGCTCAGACTAGACGAAAAGTACGCTGGTTATTATAACATCCCGCATCCTGATGATACCGAAGGAACTAATACCTTTACTATGGTGTATTATGTGTCCGACTCTGATGGCGAGACAGTTCTCTTCAATGAGTTCTATGAAAAAGATAAACCTCTACCGAAACTTACAGTTGCTCAGCGAGTAGCTCCAAAAAAAGGTAGAATTGTGTTATTTGATTCGCGAAGATATCATGCTTCTTCAAATCCAACGGCTCATGATTCTAGAACTATTATCAATTTTGTATTTGCTGGGAAATTAAAATGAGCGATGTTTGGGTAGCTGGTATAACAACTGGTCATAATGCTTCAACCTGTCTGTTGAAAAACGGAGAGATTGTGTTTCATTTGGAGGAAGAAAGGTTATCGAGAAGAAAATATGATGAGATGCCTTTTCTTGGCATCGCAAAGATAAAAGAGTTTACTGAACGTCTCGATTATTTTGCTGTTCCCTATGAAATGAAAGTTGATATCGGCAATAATCCATTTATTACCTACGCCAGAAAACTTGGATTGATTGACACGCCTGCTCAAGTAGTCAATTATGATGGGAATGTTCTACATCACATTTATCATGCTGCTGGGGCATTTTATAATTCAGGATTCGATGATGCTGTTGTCGTTGTTATGGATGGATCTGGTAGCCCTCTTAGAGTTTCAGAATCATCATATGGTGGAGAAATTCAAAGCATCTATCATGCTTATGGTGTTAATACGTTTGTTCCAGTTAATAAGATAGCGTCTAACCCACATAACCATAAAACATCATACAGTAATGATGGAGTTCTTAAGTTTGTAAGTTATCCTGGCATCGGAATGTTATACAACTCATTGGCTGAATCTCTTGGACATTCAGTGTTAGAGTGCGGTAAAGCCATGGGATTGTCTTCATATGGAAAATACGATGAAACTATTCCTCCAATCTATGTTGAGATAGATGGGGAAGAAATTCCAAATAGAAATTTATTTTTCGCATATGAAGAAAATCCTGGACATTGGACAGCACCAACTCTATTGAATAAACATAAGTATGACGACGCTAACCTAGCATGGGCAATTCAACGAGCCACTGAATCAAAAGCAAAAGAATATATTCTCTATGCCATTGAAACAACTGGTTGTAAGAATGTTGTTGTATCTGGTGGGTATGGTTTGAATTGCGTTGCCAATTATGAGTATTTGAGCGCACTACCAGATGGTGTTAAATTGTTTGTTGATCCACCTGCCAATGATGGTGGTCTATCAATCGGAGCGGCAAAATTAGCATACGCTCAAACAACAGGAATTAAACCTTCTCCACAAAAAACATATTACCTTGGTCCACCACCAGTGTATGATTATACATTACCTGAGGGATTCACATCAAAGCAGGTTACATACAGAGATGTGGTTAATCTTTTACTAGAAGGTAATATTGTTGCGATGTATCAGGGTAGGTCTGAATCTGGACCACGTGCCCTCGGTAATCGTTCCATCATATTTGATCCAAGAATACCAAACGGTAAAGACATTGTCAATGGAGTGAAGCATAGAGAATGGTATCGCCCATTCGCAGGAACAATTCTTAAAGAACATGTTCATGAATATTTTGACATGCGTGGTATTGATGAGTCGCCGTTCATGATGTACGCAGTAAACGTATTAGAAGATAAGAAGACAGTCGTTCCTTCTATCACGCATGTTGATGGAACATGCAGAATACAAACTGTTACTAGAGAACAGAATGAACATTACTATAATCTTATCTCAGAATTCAATTCAGTAACTGGTGTTCCGATTCTTTTCAACACCAGCTTTAATCTTGGTGGCGACCCTATGGTCGAGACAATGGAAGACGCCATTAATACGTTGATAAAGTCAGAATTAAAATACCTATATTTACCTGATAAGATGTTGTTGATAACAAAGGAGATACTATGAACACAGAAGTTAAAGAGATGACGTTTGCTGACAAGTGGCATGCTGAGAAGTTGTTGAAGCGTGCCAAGAAGAAAGCAAAGAAAACTTTACAGGCTAAAGGTGTGTCTAAATCGGATGCCACTAAACTTGTGAAGGGTGCTGTTAACAACATCGCAAACAGACCAATGAAACGTGCCGCTGGTAGAGGTGGATGATGTCATGCAAAGATTGCAATGGAATGTGTAGGCAAGGTAGAGATTGCCCACGTCGTATTGTCTGGTCAGATTATCAGGCTCGTTACTATAACTTGCTAACATGGCTTAGAGGACTACTCAAATGAATGATACTATACAAATAAGAGACTATGCGATTGGTGGTAAACTAATCACAGCCAGTGTTCAAGTACCGCAAGAGGTCATGAATGATTTTGTTCACTCAGATAAAGCACGGCAAGATATGCGAGAAAGATTGGTACGCCAGTTAGTGAATACCATGCTCGATAAAGGTTTGGTTGAAATTGTTTCACAGAAAGACGTTCCTCTTGACAATTGGAATCCAACAGGGGCGCATAGAATCACGGCAAGATGCTACTTAGCAAAAGATAGTGATGTTAAAATTTTAAGGACATACGTATGAGCGACGGAGGAAAAGGTTCAGCACCAAGACCATTTAGTGTTGACGCACAAACATTTTCAAACAACTGGGATGCTATCTTCAGGAAAGACCCAAAGGAAATTGATGATGCAAGAGCAGAGGATGAGGAATTTAACCGCATCAAACAGAACGACCCTTTCGGTCCACCACCAGCTGGAGGTATGACCACACAGGATGCTGAGAAGCTCGGCTCCTAAAGTTAAACCAAAAGACTTACATAACCCTACTCTTTAGTAGGGTTTTTACATTTCCCTTTACATTAATGCAAAAATAGGTATAATTACTCTATTGTGATTGAAATGGAGAATATTATGGGTTTTGAGAAAGTTGTGCTGAATGTGGTTCAAGAAGTTACCGATATCGAAGCATCCTTCTACAAAGGTACTTTGTTCCTGTCGACTACCGACTCTAAGATTGCCACCGATGTTTTCAATGCCATCTACGACAAGATCACCAAAGG